CAAGAGAAATCGTGAGGCGCTACGGATACCACAGCAATACAAAAGATTTTGGCGTTGCATACTGTGTTCCAAGGCTGGTCGATCCTGACAAGGCGAGGATTTATTGAATGGCAACGTACAAGGGAAAGAGCGTCACACTGAACAAGCCGCGCAGGATTGCGAAGGGCGAAACCAGCTACGGCAAGAAAAAGTCTGTGGTGTACGTTACGGACGGCGACAGGGTAAAGCGCGTGACCTTTGGCGACCCCAACATGAAAATCAAGAAAAACCAGAAAGGCCGACGATCTAATTTCAGGGCGCGTCACAATTGTGATAACCCCGGCCCGAAAACAAAGGCCAGATACTGGTCATGCAAGGCGTGGTGATAATATGGCACTTTTGACAATAGACGGACGGCAAGAAGAAAACTTTTCAGATGGCGCGTATCGGCCCGATGGACAGCTAAACATTCCCTCGCAGGCTGCGGCTGACGCTATGCGAAAAGAGTTTCGGGCGTTTGAAGCGGCTGAGAACGCTAGGCTTGAACAGGGAAATCCAAGTGCTGGAGACCCGTTTCCACAGCGGGGAGTGCAATATTTATCAGGGCCAAGAGAAGGTACTGTCCCGACTTTGCAAGAAATTGATCAGTACGAGCAAGAACAACAAGCCATGTTGCGGCGTATAGCATTTGAAAATGCAATGTTGGAAGACAGAAATCCCAGCAAAGGCGATCCATTTCCACAAAGCAATTTTGCGTATGATGACGGCACTGTCCCAACTCTTCAGGAAATGGCGCAATATGAAGAGTATCAAAAAACACAAGACGCGATGGAAAGCGGTATTCCACGGGCTGATAATACATACAGCCCAGAATACAGGGCGCGAATGGATGCAAACTTGGCAAGGCAGGCGGCACAAAGAGACCCATTTAGCGGCCCAAACTTTGACAATTTTGCGATCAGAACTGGAAAAGGCTTGTTCTCAACAATCGGAGATATTGCCAAACAAGCTATAACAGGGGAAGGAACAGCAAAATCCGCATTTTCATCTTGGGATAAATATGCTGGTGGTCGGCAGGCCGCTCTTTTGTTGGGCGGCATGAATGATCTTGGTCAAGCAACATTAAATGCTGTCATGGGCGGTTTAACTACTGGCATAGGTGTCGCCACAGAAATGGTTCCATTTATGAGCGAAAACCAAGAAGACAGGGCAAGTAAAACAGGATTAGCTCTTTTGGAATTTGCAGAACAATACGCAACGCCTTTTTATGGTGGATTGTCGCAACTTGCACAGCAAAGTAGCCGATTAGCAAAAACAGCCCCTGTTCGCGTTGGCGCTCAAACTCCAAGTCAGGGTGGGTTGGTAGAGGCCGCAGGAAGGGGAGCAGAGACCAATCTTGGCCCAACTGGTAGGCCACTAAGCACTGTCATCCCAACAGAAGGCAGGGGCGCGGTGCGCGTAGAGGCTAGGCCCATCGCAGAAATACAAAACGCTGCATCAAGATATATGAAGGAGCGTGGCATAGACGCTGGGGATGGATATGATGTCACAGGATATCCAGAGCTAAATAAAGACAGAGCAAGGCTAGTTGCGGCTGCTTACCAGCAAATGAAAGATGACCCCACGAACCCCGCTGTTCGCAGGGCTTACGAGGCGCTGATCGAAGAGACGCTGGGGCAGCTTCGGGCTTTGGATAAAACTGGCATAGAATTGGATTTCTTAGCGCCAAACACGCCATATCCATACGGTGAATCGCCTGCTATGGGATACGGTGACATTGTCACAAATAAACGACTTGTAACTTTTCCAACAAGAAGTGGCTATGGCACAGGCACCACGGCTGATGACTTTGAGGTTGCCAATAATCCGCTGTTAAGAAATGTAGGTCGAGTTGGGACAATGGACGATGCAACCGCAAACGATGCGTTTCGCGTTGTCCACGATGCATACGGACACTTTGGTCCGGGCAATCCTTTCTTCAGAAGCAAGGGCGAAGAACGAGCATTCCTAGAACACAGACGGATGTTTAGCGATGACGCACGACCAGCAATGGCTTCCGAAACAACAGGCCAAAACAGTTATTTAAACTATGGCCCTGATGAAATATTTAATACAACAGCAAGCGGAGAAACAACAAAATACGCTCCACAAAAGATTGGCATCATGCCAGACTGGGCGACAGACCCAACTGGAATGCCAGACGGCGCGGAATTGCGTAGGTTGCAAAAAATTGTTAATGAGTGGCGAAAGGCAAATGGCTAATGGCTTTAGATGATCGCAAAGAATACGGCGCACTGCCACCAGCCGATTTGCCAGAGGGCAGTTATGACGTTGCTGGACCGCTTGTATTTTTAAAAAATTTAGCAAAGAAAAACCCAGAATATCTAACAAAGCTAGATAAAATTGTAAAAGCAGAAGACGAAGGCTTTGATATTTGGGATTTGTTTAAGGCGTTCAGAGACCCAGTAAAAGGTGAACTGACTTATGATACTGGCACTGCGTATACTGGCGTTGATTTGCCAGAGTACAAAACTGCATCAGATATTCTACAAGACCCTAACGCGATGTTACTGCAAGACTATCTAGGCTCTACTGAAATAGGGCAAATGCTTGGCAATGCAGGCCGTGGCGTAAAAATTGGAAGAGTAGAAAAAGATAATCTTGCGGCTGGCGTGACAATTAGAGGCAAACCAAACGAATATTCTGCATTATACATTGGTCCTAATAAAAACAATGCAGGTAAGTGGACTGATCAAGAGCTTATTGATCACGAAGTTGGTCACGTTGTGCAAGAAAAATATGGTATGCCAATTGGTACAAACCCCAGCATTGCGATTGAATGGTTGAAATATTTAAAGTCGCAAGGTCGTATAAGCGACGAGGCTTTTTTGAATGCCACACGGACAAGAAACCCATCAGAAAGTAGAACTGGTGAATGGGATTATAATGAAGGTTACAGAACAAGTATGGGTGAGGCTTTTGCTAGAGCGGGAGCAAATATTACGCAAAAAGGCGGTAGCCGACCTGTCTTGCAAGACTTCGCAGAAGATGGATACCCCATTATCAGAGAAAATCTATGGGAGTTTTTTCCAGAAGATGTTAAGAAAGCGCAAGAATGGAGAAAAGATGGCAACTGGGGATGGAGTTTTAAGCCATGATGGACATGATGTTTATGGTGCCAAAAAGGTATCAGATTGCACAAATGTATTTCACACCATTTGAGCAATGTTTATTTGTTGATTGGTTGTGTGACGAATACAACAAAGACAAAATAGCGCAGGAGACGGCTCAAAATGGCAAGAGCAGCAATTAAAAAGGTAGCGCAGGCTGAGATCAGAGCAGCCAAGAGCTTTCTTGAGCGGCGTGGGCTAAAGTCTGACGATATATCGCCCCGCAAGTTTGCTATGGCGGCAAAAGAACTGGACAAGGGCTTTGCTGATACCCTAAAAATATTGGCAAGAGAATTGTCTGGAGGACAGGTCTGATGAATATGCTAGGCTTTTTAAGAATGTTTAAACGCAAAGTTAATATGCCAGACATGCCATCGCAACAAGTTGATGCTATGAACAGCCTTATGAAACCACGCCGTATAACGGCTCAGACCGACCCCACAGGCGCACTAGGTCAATTTAAGGACACAACTATACCAAAGCAAAACATGCCCCTCTCACAGCAAGAATTAGATGAACTGCTTTACGGAGATTTTAATCCTGCTATTACTGCAGCTGAGAGAGCTAGGCTAATGGAAATGCAAACCCCCACTGGAGCGTATGATGAATAGGGCTAGTTTTGGATCACTATTGAAAGGAGGACGTAAAATGAAAATGAAAAAGAAAAAAGTAATGAAGAAGAAAAAGAAAGGGTACTAATGCCAGAAAATAAAGACGTTACTATTCACGTCACTGGCGTAGCTATGTCAGGAGGCGTGAAGCATGACAATAAGCGATCTGCTCCAACAGATCAGAAACAATCTGGAAAAGAAACGGCTGGAAATAGCTGACGGTATGGTTCGGGGTCGGATGTCCGACTTTGAGGCGTACCACAAAAACGTGGGTATTGCAGAAGGGCTGGAACAGGCCGCTGACGTAATACATGACACGATCAAAAATTTAAACGAAGAGGATGAATGACATGTCTCATCAGCATGATGCAATATATACGGATGAAGAAACCAGCGCAACGATTGGCTCACATCAACTGCCAATCCCCATGAACTGGAAGGTCTTGGTTCAACCCAATCAGGTTAAAATGAAGACCGCAGGCGGCATTCTACTGCCAGACACCTCAAAAGATAACGAAGAATACCTAACCGCGCACGGAACTGTCTGCGCGATGGGCGATCTTGCGTATCGTGACCGCGACACGGGGGAGCGTTGGAAGTCCAACATCTACCCCACAATCGGTGATCGCGTGACCTACGGTAAATACGCTGGTCAAAAAATTGTTGTAAAAGGCGTGAAATTCCTTCTGCTGAATGATGACGAACTAACGTCTATTATTCCAGATGGTGTTGAAGTCGCCGCATATCTGGGGTGATCTGATGTCAGACCAAGACAAAATAATAGAAGAAATCGAGGCCGAAATCAAAGCGGCCAAGGGAGAGCCAGAAGATTTTGAGATAGAAATCTCTGACGATCCCGCCAATGAAGCAAAGGAAGAGGCTGCGGATGTTGCTGAAGAGGAGCCAGAATATGGCCCCAAAGTCCAGAAGCGCATTCAAAAACTGGTAGGTCAGCGCAGAGAGGCTGAAATACAGGCGCGTCAAATCCAAGAGCAAAATGCTCAACTGCAAAAACGTCTAGAACGTCTGGAGCAGGGATCACAGCAGTCGGCTGAACAACAGTTCAATTCCCGATACGTCCAAACCAAGGCGGCTCTGCACAGGGCTGTGGAGGAGGGCGACACAGACGCGCAAGTCAACTACCAAGAGCAGATGGCCGACATGAGAGCGGCCATGCGAGTGGCGCAGGCACAGCAGCAAGGGCGGCAACAGCAACAGCAACGCCAGCGTCAGCAGCCTCAACAGCAGCGCCAGCAGGCGGCACCACCCGAAAAGGCTATGGGCTGGTGGCAGCAAAATAACTGGTTTAATGCCGCTGGCTTTGAGCGAGAAACAGCCGCAGCCCGTGCCATTGATGTGCAACTTGATCTGGAGGGTTTCGACAAGAACTCTGATGATTACTATGTGCAACTCAATGGGCGTTTACAAAAAGTATTTCCTGAGTTAAACTCAGGGCCAAGTCCGAAGCAGAGACCAAAAGGTAGGTCACCAGTCGCCCCAACTACAGGCGGGTCTTCAGCTTATAAGGGCAATCGTGTGCGTATGACGCAAGAACAGCTTAGAATGGCACGGGAACTTGGTATTAATGACGAACGTGGTCTCAAGAAATATGAAGCCGAAATTCGCCGTCAACAGAGGGAACAATAATTATGTCATCTAAAGAAAGAAATGTTCGCGCAGAGCAAACACGATCATCCACGCGAGACGAGGAGATTCGACCAGAAGCCGCATGGAAACCGCCAGCACTGCTAGACGCCCCAGAAGCAAGACCGGGATACGTTCAGCGGTGGGTCGCCACAAGCATCCAAGGCAAGGAAAGCCCAGACAACGTGTACAAGCGTATGCGTGAAGGATGGGAGCCTCGCTCTGCCGATAGTGTGAAAGACTCGTTGTTTCCGACGATCAATCACGGGCAGTGGACAGGATCAATCGGAATTGAGGGTATGCTGCTTTGCGAAATGCCAAAGGAACGTCACGCCAGTATGAAGGCGTACTACCAAGGCAAATCAAACGAGCAGAATGAATCGGTTGTGGGTGAGCTTGACGCACTTGGGCGGCAGAATGGGCTACCGATCCATCAGGATCGACAGTCTGAAACAAGTCGCGGCAGAAGACTTTCTGCCATGAGCGATTAATTCACGCTATAGGAGCGAAAAATGGCAAATGTAGACGCCGCATTTGGGTTCGTCCCAACTCGTCACATGAGCGGTAATGCGCCTCGCACAAACAAATATACCATTGCGACTGGCCTTGCAGAGAATATCTTCAAGGGCGATTTGGTTATTATTATTGCGGGTGGTACTCTTACCCCTCACACGGCAACAGAAGTAAATAACATTGGTGTGTTTGATGGGTGTTCGTACACCGCATCTGATGGATCATATGTTTACAGTGAGTATTGGCCGTCAGGCACCGCTGCTACAGACATCATAGCATACGTCTATGACTGCCCGTACACAGTGTACAAGTGTCAGTCTGCTGGAACTACTGCCCAAACAAATATCGGTAACTGTGCTGATGTTGTGGCTGGCGCTGGTTCAACTGTAACTGGTCAATCTGGCTTTGAATTGAGTGGCACAATGGCTGCGGGTATTGCTACCTGTAAGATCATTGCTCTGCACGATACTCCAGACAACGCTTTCGGCGCGAATGCTGTCATGGAGGTGACCATTAATGAGCATCTTCTTGGTACAAACGTAGCTGGTATATAAGGAGGGTATGACAAATGGCAATGAATAGAGCGAGTTTTGCGAAAACTCTAGAGCCGGGTCTGAATACACTCTTCGGACTTGAGTATGATCGTTACCCGCCAGAGTACGAGGCAGTGTTTGAATCAAACACTTCTCAGAAGGCTTACGAAGAAGATTTGCTTCTCAGCGGATTTGGCCTAGCGCCAACAAAAACTGAAGGTGGATCAGTATCTTACGATTCGGCTGGTCAACAGTGGACTGCACGTTACCAGCACGAAACCATCGCTCTGGCGTTCTCAATCACTGAGGAAGCCGAAGAGGATGGTCAGTATGGTAGCTTGGCTTCGCGCTACACTAAGGCGCTGGCACGTTCGATGGCTTCGACCAAAGAAATCAAGGCTGCAAACGTCCTGAACAACGCACAAACCTCTGGCTATAATGGCGGTGATGGCGTTGTATTGTTGAGTGCCTCGCACCCAACACAGAACGGCAACCAGTCCAACGTGCTTTCGACAGCGGCTGACTTGTCCGAAACATCACTTGAGTCAATTCTTATCCAAATTTCGGATATGAAAGATGATCGTGGTCTTCGGATTGCAGCGCAGGGTACTCAATTGATTATCCCAACTGCGTATCAGTTTGTTGCAGAGCGTCTGCTGGAAAGCCAGCTTCGCACAGGTACTGCCGACAACGACATTAATGCGATTAAGGCTGGTGGCTATCTGCCACAAGGCTATCACATTATGCGCCGTTTGACAGACGCCGATGCGTTCTTTGTTCAGACTGACGTACCTGATGGACTGAAAATGTTCCAGCGTTCAGCCATGAAAAAAGGCATGGAAGGCGACTTTGAAACTGGCAACGTGCGCTATAAAGTGCGTGAGCGTTACAGCTTTGGCGTCACCGACTGGCGCGGCGTGTTCGGAACCGAAGGCGCAGCATAAATTACCCAACTTCTTCTCCTGTTGGTTACTGGGGCGGTCTTCGGATCGCCCCTTTTTTTATTTAAATGCATTTTATTCGTATTTAGCTATTGTATTCTGGATTGTAACCCTTATATCTATTACAACAGAAACAGAGGAGAGATCAGATGAAAAACGCATATATGAGTGAATGGGAAATCCAAGCGTTAGCCGAAGCAGCTTTGACATCTTACGAAGGCAGCGCCTCTTGGGGCCGCGCATTTGAAGCCGCTGTTGAGTTTGCCGCCGATGAATGGCAAATCAAAGCGACTAAAGCGCAGGCAGCAACTGCTGTAGCAATTGCAAAGACAGGCTGGCAGGGCATTAAGCAAAGCGTCCAGAAAGTACAATACCGACCACAGTATTAACCCAACGGGGGCCACGCGCCCCCATCCAAAACGTAACACTAACGCCGTTAGCGTTACAAAAATCCAAGGGAGATAAAATATGTCAAACGGTTTTCCATCATCAATGGCAATGCTTGATCACTTGCTTGAGGGTCACCCAATCTCGCTGATCGAAGCGATGAATATGTTTGGGGTCTGCAACCCCGCCGCAGAGCTAACAAAGCTCCGCAAGCAAGGCTGGATCATCCAGTCTCAACGGGTCAAGATGACCAAAATCATTGTTCGCATGAACAAATACATGGTGATAAAACCACCGTCCCAGCTTCCACATAAGGAATGTCTTATGATGGAATACTGGATCAGCAAATAATCAAGCAGGGGCTGTCTTCGGATGGCCCTTTCTTTTTGTTTAGACCTGTTGTATTGTGCCAGCATCCCTGACAGCCGCACAATGTGGCTGACACTTGCCACGACAGGAGATCATCATGGCTAATACGACATTCACAGGACCAGTACGCTCAGAGGGCGGGTTCCAAGTAGTTTCTAAAAATGCAACAACTGGCGCTTATACAGACATTGCAACTATTGCTTCGACAGGCATTGTTACCGACAAATATGTAAAGCACGTTGGCTTTGCCACAGGCGTTACTGTTAACTCAACCGCAGGCGACAGTCCTGCGATTGGTGAGTTTACTCAGCCAGCAAATACAATCATCACAGACATTAAAATCTTTTGTGCTGTAGCTCCTGTTATTGGAACTGGTGATATTGGCTATGAAGTCGGCACATCTTCTTCGGGCGCACAAATTGTTGCGGCTATTGCAGATGAAATATTGGATGGCGGTACAACGGTTGTCGTAGGTAACGTAACAACTACTACCTTGGTTGCTACTACACAAAGCGCCACAACGGCTCCAGTGTCTGCTCAATACACTTCAGCAGAGCGTACAATTTACTGTAATATTACAAATACTGTAAACTCTACAACTGATGGATCGTTTACGTTCATCATTGAGTATGTGCAAATTGCTTAATTAATCTGGTGGGGGGCAACCCCCACTTTACAATCTAGGAGATTAATATGGCTGATATTACAACATCAACTACGATCATCGACAACACACATGAATGCGTGTTTGCATTCCAATATCAATATGTCGATGGTGGCAACGAAAGCGCAGTGTCTAAAATAGATGTGTCTTCCCTTGCGGCAAATGCAAACGGCGAAGCCTGCACAGGCATACGCATTGTGGAGTGCCAGTGGATTTTGCATGGAATGACAGTTGAGGTATTGGCAGACGCAGATACTGATATTATTGTTTTGCATCTGGCCGAAGATCAACAGGGATACCAAACTTTTGAAAAATTTGGTGGCTTGCCCAATAGCGCGACATACGGAGCTAATGGGACTGGAGACATCAAGTTTACAACAACTGGGGCTGGAGCGGCTGGTGATGCATATCAAGTGATTATTCGCGCCGTTAAAAAATATTGATAGAGGTAGGACATGGCTCAGTCAGGAACCGTAGCGTTTCGTCCAGATGTCGAAGAGATCATTGCCGAAGCATTTGAGCGTTGTGGCATTGATCCCCAGACCCAGACAGGCGATAGGGCTGTGTCGGCAAGGCGCAGCCTAAACCTACTCTTCTCTGAGTGGGCAAACAGAGGCATAAATTACTGGGCGCTTTCCCAGAATACGCTGACGCTAGTGAACGGCCAGACAACGCCATACACACTGCCTGTTGGCACTATCGATATTCTGGATGCCGTCATCCGCGATAGCTCTGGGACAGACACGTCCGACCAAATAATTAATCGTGTGTCAATATCCGACTACAATCAATTGCCAAACAAAACATCTTCGGGAAAGCCAAGCCAGTACATGCTGGACAAGCAATATACCCCGATTTTGTACATCTGGCAAATACCTGACGTGTCAACATACAGCTTGGTGTATTGGTCAATAAATCAGCTTGAGGACGTTACAGCGTCCAATCAGGACGCCGATATTCCATATCGATGGAGCGAATGTATCTGCGCGGGGCTGGCAAGCAAGCTGTCGCTAAAATACGCGACAGAGAAGTTTTCGATCCTAAATGAAATGTACGAAAGATCGTTTAATTTTGCGGCGTCTTCTGATAATGATGGTGTAAGTTTGAGGGTTCAGCCCACTGCGCTGAATTTATATTAATGGCAAAATATGCAAGAGGAAAGAAAAGCAAAGCAATAAGCGACATAAGTGGCCTTCGGGTTCCCTACACCCAACTGAAAACTACTTGGGATGGACTGCGCGTATCGCCAGAGGACTTTGAACCAAAGCAGCCACAGCTAACGCCTGCCAAAAATGTTGTAGATGCAGTAGTGTTGAAGAACCCGCGATATGATAACGACCCAGAAAACATAATATTTTATGTCGGTTTTAGTTACGATATATTTGCCCCGCGCAATCAATTGCCTAATATCGGAATATCATCGACGGGTGGCGTGGGAATAACCATCGTGAGTATAGAGTAATGCCAAAATACGCGACAGGCAAAAAATCTTTAGCAATAAGCGACATAAGTGGTCTGCGGGTTAAATACACAGAACTCAGAACTACTTGGGATGGGCTGCGCGTATCGCCAGAAGATTATGAGCCTAAACATCCGCAATTAACTCCAAGAAAAAATGTTGTAGATGCTACCGCACTATTTAATGCACGGCCAGATAATGACCCAGAAAATATTGAGGTCTTTATTGGATTTACACAGGACTGGACAATAGACCCAAGGCTTTTACCGCCCGTTGGTGTCCCTGCATTTGCTAATGTTGGTAATGTTTACATTGAAACCAATATAAATGAAACTGGAGTTGCTGGCACAGGCGCAATAGGCACTGAAGCACTAGAAATGTCTATTGATGAGGCTGGCGTGGCTGGTACGGGTGCTGTTGGCACTGTATCTCCCACAGGCGTTAAGGGCGTATCTGGTAGCGGCGGCACGGGCGGTGTTGGTGTTGAGGCTCTCAGCCTGTCGATTGATGAGGCTGGCGTTGCAGGCACTGGCGCTGTAGGTGCAGAGGCTCTGATTTTAACAATAGCTGAAACTGGCGTTGCAGGCGATGGTGATGTAGGTAACGAAAGCATATCTATAGACGAAAGTTTCTGGGGTTCTGGCGACTGGGGAGAAGGGACATGGGGTAACTAAATGAATTACACAACTTTAGTCGCAAACATTCAAAACTTTCTGGAAGACGATTCAACAGAACTTGTTGCATCTATCGATACAATAATCGATCAGGCAGAGGGCATGATCTTTCAACGCCTCCCAAACCTACCGTGCTATCGGCAGGCAACATCCGCAAGCCTTGTGGCAGGCACGGCAGACTACACAGTAGCGTCAGCCAGAATGATACGTCAGGTTGCGGTGACAAGCTCAAGTGTATTGTCTTATTTGGATCACAGAATTGATTCATACGTTCGTGACTATTGGCCCAATTCCACTACACAAGGCACTCCTCGCATGTACAGCACAAAGAACGCAGGAACGGCTGGGATGGTCATTACATTGGCACCAACGCCAAACTCGACTGACACCTACCAAGTAGACTTCATCGCCCCAGAAACGGGCTTATCAAGCTCCAACGCAAATAACTGGATTGGTGATAACGCAGAAACTGTGTTACTAGCTGCGTGTCTCTACGAGGCGTCAGCCTTTCTGAAGGCTCCAGAAACACTGGCGCTCTACAAGACACAATTTGACGAAGCGGTTGCTTTGTTTGTACAAGAAATGCAGCGTGACTACGCAGCAGAATATAACGGAGGCATCTAATGGCTATCACACAAGCGATGAGTACGCTGTTTAAAAAAGACGTGTTGCTTGGTGATCACCACCTCGACACAGACAGTGTCTATATTGCACTGTACACAAGTTCGGCAACCCTGTCGGCAGCGACAGACGGTTACATAACATCAAATGAAGTGGCGAACGGCGGTGGATACACCACTGGCGGCGTGGCTCTGGCAAGCAAGGCTGTAACTGAAAACAGCACCAGCGGCTGCTTTGATGCGGATGATCCTGAGTGGACAAGCGCAACATTCACGGCGCGGGGCGCATTAATTTACAACAAGACGCTGGGCGATGCTTCATCAAACGCAAGAGGAGCAATTGCTATCTTGGATTTTGGTGGCGACTTCACTGTTGCAGGCGGTACGTTTAAGATCGTATTTCCTGCCGCCACTGCATCAAACGCAATAGTAAGGATCGACTAAAATGGCTTCAACTTATGTAAACGACTTACGCCTAAACGAAATGGCGACTGGCGACCAGTCGGGATCATGGGGAACAGTCACAAATACAAACCTAGAACTGATTGCGGAAGCGTTTTCTTTTGGTACAGAAGGTATCACGACAAACGCTGATACGCATACAACTACAATTGCAGACGGGGCAACTGATCCCGGACGATCAATGTTCTTAAAATACACTGGTACGTTGGACAGCGCCTGTACAATTACAATTGCGCCTAACACGGTCAGCAAGTTGTGGTTTATTGAGAACGGCACAAGTGGCTCTCAAAATATTATTATATCCCAAGGGTCTGGGGCTAACATTACAATTCCTGCGGGTGACACTAAAGCCATCTATTCTGACGGCGCAGGCTCTGGCGCGGCAATGGTTGATGCTTTTGCGTCTTTGTCTGTTGTTGACCTCAATGTCTCAGGTAACTTAGACGTTGACGGCACTGCAAACCTAGACGCTGTGGACATTGATGGTGCAGTCCAACTAGACGCCACTTTTACTGTAGGTGCTAACGACCAAGGCTATGACGTTACATTGCATGGCGATACTGATGCTAGGAATGTAAAGTGGGATAGTAGTGCTGATAGCCTTTTATTCTCAGACAATGCCAAAGCAATATTTGGCGATGAACTTGAGATACATAGTGACGCAACACACGCCCGTATCCGTGAATTTGGCTCTGGGCAGCTTAAAATCCAAGGCGACAATATGCAGTTGCTCACCAGTGATGGCGCATCAACCTATGTTGAGGGTGTCGCTTCTACTGGAGTTGTAACTTTATACCACGCATCAAACGCACCCCGTCTTGCGACAAGCTCTACTGGCATTTCAGTAACAGGCAAGCTGGAAACCTCTGCAAATAACAACGGTGGCGCAAAAGCAAACTACATACGCATAACTGACACTGACACAACCGCAACGTTAGGAAATCAACAGGGTGGAATAGAGTTCTACACCAATGATGTTACTCCCGGTATTGCTGCAAGCATTGAGGTTGTATACGCAGGTTCTGGTGGTGGTGGTGAAATTACCTTTAATACAAATGCTTCAAGTTCTAGCACTCTGGCGGAAGCGGTAAGAATAGATGGAAACGGAAGCGTGGGGATTGGAACGAATAGTCCAGCAGAACTTTTAACAGTATATCATGCAACCAATTCAAAACTTTTAATATCAACAGGTGCTAATGGTGCTAGTCAGCTATATTTTGGAGACAACGGGAGTAATTTAGCTGGTCGCATATATTACGACCACAGTGCCAATAGTATGCGTTTTCATGTGAATGCTGATGAGCGTTTGCGCATCGACTCGTCAGGCAATTTGTTTGTAAATGCCACAGCATCAAAGAGTGGTATTTCAAGAGCATTTATAGAATATAGTAGTGCTTCTCAATACGGTCTTGAACTTCATGCTACATCAGCCTCTGTCCCAGCTACTCAAATTGCGTTTTATCAGAACAATAGCTTTGTAGGGAGTATTAGCTCAACAGCTTCTGCCACAGCCTACAACACCTCATCAGACTACCGCTTAAAGACTGACGCACAGCCGATAACGAATGCAAGTGATCGTGTGCTTGCATTGAACCCAGTAAACTTTGAGTGGATTGCAGACGGCACTCGTGTCGATGGCTTCCTAGCACATGAGGCAGCTACGGTTGTCCCAGAGGCTGTCACAGGCACCAAAGACGCAATGCGTGACGAAGAGTACGAAGTCACTCCAGCCGTCCTCGACGATGATGGTAACGAGACAGCTCCAGCAGTCATGGGTACTCGTTCAGTCCCTGATCTGCAGGGTATAGATCAATCCAAGATGGTCCCATTGCTTGTCGCTGCACTACAGGACGCATTAGCACGAATTACCGCACTAGAAAACGCATGACCCCAACCCCGAAAGGAGATCACAATGGCTGAGAAAAAAACAAAAACCATTTCGATCAACGGCACTGACTACACCGAAGACCAACTGACAGACCAACAAAAAGTTTTTGTTAATCACGTTACTGACTTGGATCG